CACTTGCGCAGGCTTGACGGCAACCGTGGACATGAGAATGGCATTGAAGTAAACTTGAGCCATATGCGAGGCTCTCAGAGCATTGCGCAACTCTCTGACTGCGTTATCTCTTTGGAGAGAAATCAACAGGCAGAAGATCCTATTGAGGCCAGTACAACAAGGGTTCGTGTGCTGAAGTCACGCTATACAGGTGACACAGGCGTAGCCACCTACTTGTTCTATGACAAAGACAGCGGTAGGCTCAGTGAAATTTCTATGGAATCTGAAGATCAGGAAGATCTTGAACTATGAAAAATGTAGTGTTTGATATTGAAACAGATGGGATTGATGCTACCAAAATTTGGTGCATTGCCATTACAGATCCAGATACAGGCGAGGTTAAAACCTTTGGCCCGACACAACTAGTGGAGGGTCTTGCCTATCTGGAAAAAGCAGAGAAGCTCATCGGCCATAATATTATTGGCTATGATCTTCCTGTCATTAAGCGGCTCCATAACATTGATCTTTCAAAAGACAAAAAGGTTGTCGATACTCTTGTCCTGTCTCGGCTTTTTAATCCGACCAGAGAAGGAGGACACAGCCTAGAGTCTTGGGGTTACAGGATAGGCGTAAGCAAAATAGAGTTTGATGCCTTTGAAGAGTATACCCCAGAGATGCTTAACTACTGCCGTAATGATGTTGTTCTTAACTCAAAGCTGTTCAACAACCTTAAATTTGAGGCCCGTGGCTTCAGCAGACAAAGCGTTGAAATTGAACACAACTCTCTAAAAATTATTGCGGGGCAACGGGATCATGGATTTCTCCTTGATGTGCAAAAGGCTTCTCTTTTAGTGGCAGAGCTAACCGAAAAGCTGAACGCTGTTGAAGCAGAAGTACAGAAAACATTTAGACCAAAACAAAATAAAACATATCTTCTTCCATTCTTTACTAAGTCAGGTGCGCTTTCTAAGATGGCCTTGATAAAAGGCACAACAAAGAAGAGCAGAATGTCTCAAGAAGAATATGAAGAGATGGCTATCAAACAAAAGGTTATTCGCATTGACGAGGTTCCATTTAATCTTGGCTCTCGCAAGCAGATCGGAGAATACCTTATTGATTTTGGTTGGACACCAGAACGGTTTACTCCAACAGGCCAGCCGATTGTAGATGAATCAACACTCAGCAAAATTACAGACATACCTGAAGCAAAGCTTATTGCAGAATATCTTTTGTTGCAGAAGCGTATCGCCCAGATTGACTCTTGGCTAAAGGTTGTAGAAGACGATGATAGAGTAAGAGGATATGTAAATCCTAATGGAACTATCACCGGAAGAATGACACACAACAGCCCAAACATGGCGCAAATACCAAGCGTAGCTTCGCCCTATGGAAAAGATTGCAGAGCCTGCTGGACAGTACCAGAAGGCTACAAGCTAGTAGGTATTGATGCTAGCGGTCTGGAGCTACGAATGCTGGCACACTATATGAAGGACGAGGATTTCAAAAATGAAATACTGCACGGAGACATACACTCAGCTAACCAAAGACTTGCAGGGCTTGAATCGAGAAATCAAGCAAAAACATTTATCTATGCCCTCTTATACGGAGCAGGAGATGCAAAGCTTGGAAGTGTGGTTGGAGGAGACAAGGCTGATGGTTCAAAACTTAGAAAGCATTTCTTCGATAATCTCCCTGCATTTAAGCATCTTAAAGACGCAGTTGGACGAGCGGCTACAAAAGGTTTCATCAAAGGACTAGATGGGCGCAAGCTATTTGTTCGCTCTGAACACGCCGCACTGAATACTTTATTGCAGGGCGGTGGCGCTATCGTTATGAAGCAAGCCATGATAAACTTACAGCAGCTTATAGAGCTTAATACATTGGATGCACACTTTGTCTGTAATGTACACGACGAATGGCAGCTAGAAGTAAAAGAATCTCAAGCAGATGCTCTTGGTCAGCTTGGAGTTGAAGCAATCAAAAAGGCAGGAGAAGAACTAAATCTTTTCTGTCCTCTTGATGGTGAATACAAAATAGGAGATAACTGGAGTGAAACTCACTGAGATGAAGCCCGATCATGATCCAAGCAGAACAGGCGACATAGCTGAATACTATGCTGTGACATGGCTATGGGATAACGGCTATCAGGTGTTTAAGAACTGTGGGTGTAGTGGCCCTGTAGATCTTATTGCTCTTGATCCAAATGGAAAGATAAAGCTGTTTGATGTAAAGTCTTATAAAGATTCTAGGCTACGAGCTAGATCTAAAACTCAAAAACAATTAGGTGTAGAATATATTCATTATAATCCCGTAACCCGAAAGTGTAAATTTGTGAGACATAGAAAATGAAACTTGAAAATCTAGTGGAAGATATTTATAGCGGTCTGTCAGATCTGTCGGCTGGTAAACCATTTATTATTGATGAAGATGATCTTGATCTGACGCTTGCTCGTATTAAAGAATCTATTTTAGGTTGGTCAAATCCCTCTGAGCGTAACGCAAACTTTACACTTAGAATGTCCAACATTGGTCGCCCATTGCGACAGCTTTGGTACGAGAAAAATCTACCAGCAGAAGCCTCTGCGCCCTCTCCTGCAACCCAGATTAAGTTCCTTTATGGTCATTTACTAGAGGAAATTGTTCTTATGTTGGTACGGGCAGCAGGCCACACTGTTACCGACGAACAGAAAGAAGTAGATGTAAAGGGTATCAAGGGCCACATTGATTGTAAGATTGATGGCGAGGTTGTTGATGTAAAAACTGCTTCTAAGTTTTCTTACAATAAGTTTCGTGAAGGACGCCTGAGAGAAGATGATCCCTTTGGATATATGTCCCAACTTGCTGGATACGAAGAGGCTGAGAAGTCTTCTGAAGGGGGCTTCCTTGTCATTAATAAAGAAGGCGGGGATATCTGTCTCTACAGGCCAGAAGAGCTAGATAAGCCAAACATCAACGAAAGAATAAAAGAAATCCGCAAGGCACTTGATCTGGCTACCCCGCCATCCCGCTGCTATGAATCAGTGCCAGAAGGAAAGAAGGGGAACATGAAATTAAATCGCAACTGTAATTTCTGTGCCTATAAGTTTGATTGCCACAAAGACGCAAACAACGGTAAAGGGCTTAGAGGATTTAAGTATGCCAATGGTATTACCTACTTTACTCATGTTGAAGCGGCCCCCAGAGTTGAGGAGGTTGTTTCTTGAACGCCAAGACAGTTAAAAAGATCTTTCGCCAAACAGAAAAAATTAGTGTTGAATGGTTAAAGAGTTTGCTTTCTGAAGAGGAAGCAGCCAAGGTTACACCAGAGAACTATAAAAATTATATGAAAATGACAACCCACTATTTTAGGGACAGGCAAATTTTTATGTCTGCTTTTACTGAGCGGTGGACACGACAACGATTAAAGAAGCTTTATAAAAAGAATCCACAACGACCTATTGACACTTACTCTTTTAGTGATCTAAAATGAATAAAGAGTGGAACATTGAGTTCCTTTTGTGTGCTTCAGCCGCCCAAGTAATAGCTGGGCAGCAGGTTCCAGAGGAACTTTTATATGAATTATATATAAAGCTCGCTGCCCATTTTGATAGATTAGAAAACTCAGAGACTTTACATTGAAGCCAAAAATAAGAAAAGGAACTAGACGCCCTCGTGTCGCACGACCAAAAGAAAAGAATGTGGTCGTAGGTTACGACTCAAATTGGGAGTATGAGCTTCACTCTGGGATACTAAATGATTGGGCCATACACTCTGAAAAAGCAGAGTATGTTGTTGAGCATACATATCATCCTGACTTTATCAGAGAGATAGACGGTAAAAAGATTTATCTTGAAGCCAAAGGTAGGTTCTGGGATCATAATGAATACAACAAATATGTTTGGATTGCCAAGGCGCTACCAGAAAACATTGAGCTTGTTTTTTTGTTTGCTGATCCTGACGCGCCTATGCCACAAGCCAAGCGTCGAAGAGATGGGACAAGAAGGAACCATGCTGAGTGGGCCTCATCGAAAGGATTTAGATGGTTTTCTGAGGATAGCATCCCAGAAGATTGGATAGATGTAAGCAAAAGGAAAAGCTTAGAAGACGAAGATGGATGATCGCAAAAAAGAACGGACAGATAAATTCAATCGCCATAAAAGACGTAAGAATTTAGATCGTGAGCCGCGCATTAGACACATGAAAAAAAAGAGCAAGTATAAACTTAGCGTAACCAACTTATATACATCTGAAGATGAATAATGAAAACGCCATGTATCAACATATGCAAACTAAAAAATGGAGTTTGTTATGGGTGTGGTAGAACCACAAATGAAATTGCAAATTGGTCTAAGTATACAACCGAAGAAAGGAGAAAAATAATTGGACGCCTATCAGCAGTACATTCACAAGAGTCGCTACGCTCGTTATCTCCCAGAAGAAAACCGTAGAGAAACGTGGGAAGAAACCGTCAACCGTTACATCAACTTCTGGGTAGACCGAGGCCATCTGAACGACTTTGACGTTTCAGAAATTTTTAAAGCCATTCATGACTTAGATGTTATGCCTTCCATGCGAGCGTTGATGACCGCAGGGGAAGCACTAGACCGTGACAACGTAGCGGGGTTTAATTGTAGTTATCTTCCTATTGATCACCCAAAGGCCTTTGATGAACTAATGTACGTTCTTATGTGTGGCACAGGCGTAGGCTTTAGCGTTGAGCGACAATACATTTCTAAACTACCAGAGGTTGCAGAGACTTTCCATGACACAGACACAATTATTAATGTTGCGGATTCGAAGATCGGATGGGCGAAATCGTATCGGGAATTGGTATCATTGTTGTTTTCAGGTCAAGTTCCCCGATGGGACGTTAGCCGAGTACGACCTTCAGGTTCCCCGCTCAAAACTTTTGGAGGCAGAGCTAGTGGCCCAGAACCTTTGCTCGATTTATTCCAATTCACAGTGGGACTCTTTCAGGGAGCAGCTGGACGAAAGCTTACGTCCATTGAATGCCACGACCTTTGCTGCAAGATTGCTCAAATCGTCGTTGTCGGAGGAGTCCGAAGGTCAGCCCTCATCAGCCTCTCCAATCTCACGGATGACAGAATCCGACGATGCAAGCACGGGCAGTGGTGGGTAGAAGATCCCCAGCGAGGATTAGCTAATAACTCAGCGTGTTATACTGAGAAGCCCGATTTTGAAGGATTTTTAAATGAGTGGACAAGTCTATATGAATCACGATCTGGCGAACGAGGTGTCTTTAGTAGAGTGGCAAGTCAAAAGCAAGCTGCAAAAAATGACCGACGAGATGCTACCTATGATTTTGGAACTAATCCATGTAGCGAAATCATCCTCAGACCCTATCAATTCTGCAATCTTTCGGAAGTTGTTGTCAGGCCGTCCGATACACTTGCAAGCCTCAAACGAAAAGTACGAGTTGCAACTATCCTTGGGACTCTACAGGCGACACTCACAGACTTCCGATACCTGAGAAACATCTGGAAGACAAACACGG